CAATCATTTTATCGACCATCTCATAATTTTCGTCTGTATATATATCAAGCTTTTTCATATGCTTAATTACTAGACGATTGATAGGTTCGCTGGCCTTAATTGAAGCTCGCTTCTGAATTTTAATATAATGACTCTTATGTTTTTTATTTAATAAGAGTTCAAATACGAGATGACAAACTGTACCACGGTTTGCCCCGTCATTAGATTTATCTGGAAGCTTAAGGTGATAATTACACCAATAAGTCCAAGAACAAGTTTCCAGAGTCTTAATTCTGGAAGCTGATAGTATTAAATCTTTTTTCTCCACTCAGTTATTTCTTCGGCATTCATTTCTCCAAAGTCTTTTTTGGAAGGTAAATTTATGACGACTTGGTTTCGATCAAAGAATTTAGTTAGTTTTTCATAACCTTTTTCAGCCGCATTGTTGCCAGCAAATTTATTCTCGGAATCGTTGTTAAAACATATTCTAATGGTAGTTACATCTAATTTCAATAAAAAGTTAATTATAGAAGTAGATATTTCAAGACCAAAAGAAACAATTACATTTTTAATACCGGCAGAATATAAAGATAATGCATCTCCAATACTCTCAACAATAAAAACCTCTTTAGTTTCTTTAATAATTTTTGCGTTCTTTTTAGCTGGAAATACCCAAGTAGATTTGCCTCCAATATGTTTCCATTTTGGCGCATCTTTTCTACTTAAAATATCTCTTCCTGAGAATCCAACAATTTGATCTACGCTGTTAAAGATAGGAAAAACATATCTTCCAGCCATCTTTCCTGATGTAGCAACTCCTCCTTCAAATTCTACAAGAATATCTTCTGGAACTCCTCTTTGAATCCAATAAGAATGATCTTTCTTTAATTTAAAAAGCATATCTTTTTCATATACTTTTTGAGTAATAAGCTTTGGTTTTGCTTCTTCTCTTCGTTCTAAAGAAATATTTTTATTAGAAATCCAAGTTTTAACCTCTTCTACGTTCTTGAGGTTTAACGATAACTTAATTAAATCTTCGATAGATCCAGTGATTCCTTTGCTAAAATCAATGAATCTTCCTGAATCTTTCTTTACTGAAAGAACAGTATTATTATCTGAATCCCTATAAATAGGGCGCATTCTATATTCTTTCGGGCCTTCTGAAATGTTAGAATAACCCAGATCGATTAAAATTTCTTTAACATTCATAGAGTTCCGCTGTCTTCTTTTTCTTGATCTTTCAATTCAAATTGCTCATTTTCAATCTTAACGATATCGTCAAGAGATCCTTTTTCTTCTACATTAAAACTATTTACATTAAAATTAAGAAAGTTGTTCTGATAAGAGATGTCTCCTTGTTCGTTTCTGCGTTTAACTAGATCGTGATGTCCAGCAGCATCTTTACCTTGGAATCTAGTCTTGATTGGAACCAATTTATGAGTTCCGAAGTTTTCTCCATCTACTGCGATTTCATCTACAGTCTTACGACGAAAGATCGCAACGAACGAAGCGAACCATTGCAGACGATCAGAAAGAGCAATTGCAGAGCTATCATCAACTACTGCCGCGCCTTTACGGTTAAAGTTCTCACCGCTTCGATTCATCTGCATTGCAGTGATAATAGGACAACTAATCTCTTCAGATAGCCTTTTTAATTTATCGATCTTTTCACCAATAACTTGATGTTCTGCCCAATTTTGCCCAATCTTTTCGCCAGTTAGTTTTACATAGTCATAAGCCACGATGCATTGATTACCGCGCCCAACCTCTTTATAATACCAACGTTTTACTAATGAACAGATTTCATCAATATTTTTACTGCCTACTCTATAATGATAATACTTATAATCTACAACTTTCTTTAAAGCTTCTCTGACCTTCTTTGTCATTTCAGCATTCCTGCGCCAATTTCCAGTTTCTACATACCACATTGGAACTCCTGACACTGAAGAAATCATACGAAACTGCATTTCTTCTGCGCTCATTTCTGTGTCAAGAATTAGAGCTTTAACGTTATTCTTCAGAGAAGTCTTTAAACAGATATCATTGATCCAAGTTGTTTTACCCTGACCGGGACGAGAAACAATCGCATAAATGTTACCGGGGCGAAGACCGCCATATAGACGATTGAATTCTGGATAAGGAGTTACTAATCCAGTATCATCTTTGATATTATTACCACGTTCTTCTACTTTCTCAGCTATAGTTTCAAATAGATTACATGGTTTTTCATCTATTTCAATACTAGATACCTTATCTGCATAGATTTTATCACAACTAAGAATAAAATCATTTAAAGATTCGTCGCCTAATTTTTGAGCAGTATTTTGTATCTTAACTCCTGTATGATACATTTCTCGACGAACGCGAAGTTTAATTAATTCTTTTGCTGCTTCTATTGTAGCTTTTTCATTTAATTGTGCGAAAGTAATACTTTCTACATAATCAAATATATTAACTTCATCTTTAAATGCGACTCCAAGATCTTTAATTTTTTGAGCTACAAGAACTTTATCAATTTCCTGCTTATTTAAATATAAATTTTTACAAACAAGAAAAATCGTTGAATGGACTTCGTTGTAGAAGTCTTTTTCTGAAACGAAGTTTACAAGCTCGCAAAGAATATCTTTATTCTTAAAGATGCCAGCAATAACGTGTTTTTCTACTTGTAATGAGTAAATTGTCATATTTCGATACCGAATTTCTGGAAAATAAAATCTGCTGAAAGTTCTTTCATGTCTCCTTGCTCAAGCTCAATGAATTTGTAATTATTCTTCATAAGCCATTCATATTTTTCATAATCCCTACGGATAGATGAAAGATATTTTGCGCGAGAATTTTGATGAAAGAATTTATTAAAAGAGGTGTGCTGTGCGCCATTCACCTCTACAGCTATCTTACGGGTAGCGTTGAGAAAGTCAACCTTCATTCTGCTTCCATACACGGGAAATTCTTCGTAAACGATGTGATGTTTCCAGTGTTGAAGTAAAAATTGTTTAACTTCAAATTGAATATTTGATCGAGATTTTTTATCCCAATCTATTCTATATTTGCTAACGTTCTTGCTAACGAGCTTTCCTGATAATGAAAATAATCTCATTTCTTGAAAACTCGGATAAATTTCTCAAATAGATATGCTGTTAGCTTTTGATCTTCTTCAAGAAGCTTGCGGAAGTTATCCATTCCTTGGACCTGCTTAGGAATAGTAAATCCATTTTCAGATAGCTCCTTCAATAGATCATCACATACAGTAATCCAAGCAGTCTTGGCTTCGATCATTTCCCAAGCCTTCAACTGTTCGATAACTTCATATTCTATCCAAATGCTATTGCCATTATCGCGACCATATTTAATTGGATATTTAACTTCTACTCCAGTCTTTTCATTAGGAGTCTTTCGGAACATAATCTTGCACCAATGCCCAATTGGAGTCTTATTGTCAGGTCCGCCAAAGATAATATCCTTTTGAAAACGTTGTTGAAATTCAAGAATCCAATCAGAATAATGTAGAGCAGCATTTCCGCCACTTGCATTAGTAACCTTTGGATCACCCTTTTCATAAGGATTAATCTTAATAGTAGAGCGAACTTGCGAAATCAAGAAGCAGATATGTCCCTTGGTAGAGAAATAATTAGCCATCTTTCTCAAGAAGTTTGAGGTAAGAAGTGCGCCGCCAGCAGTTCGATCAGCTTCACTTGCGCCCTTTTCCATATCATTTCTTGGGACGAGAGAGTCAAGTGAATCAATAACGAACATATAATAATGATCATCAGGATTTAACTTAGTAACGTCCCTGATCATATCGATCACGAATTCAAAATCATTCGTAGGAATAACTTTCCATCGCTTAGGATCAGTATCAACGCCTGATCGCGAAATGATTTCTTTAGAAAGTCGCCCTTCAGCCTTGATGTAAACTACAACACCATTGTCAGGATGAACTTTTTGAAAGTTTCTAGCAAATGCAAGAGCGTTTGATGTTTTGCCGCCTTCTGTAATGCCCGTCGAACGAACAACGCCGGGGCGAATTCCACCGCCCATTTCCATATCAAGAACCAAGCTTCCGCTGCTAACGATATATTCGACAGGATTATCGAAAGCGAAATGGTGTTCTGAATTGTCTTTTAGATACTTATCTAGTGATGAAAGCTTTGAAGCTACTGTATTTACGTCTTGGTTTTTTGGAGGTCTAGCCATAATTAATAAAATCTTTTAATGATAAAATAGGCTTTTTTATTTTTATATCTTCGCCTACTTTAGTTTCAGAGAGTATGACTTCTTGCTTTGGAAAGTCAAGAGTCTTTTTCTTAGTTTTCACAAATTCTGCCCATTCATTTTTAATGAACAAATCGTGTTGGTACTTTATTATATCTTGATTTTCCTTCTTTATAAAGAAGCTTAAAGAAGATACTTTATCATTGGGAAGAGATTCCCAGAACTTTTGATCTAAACATATTTTACCAAGAGTGTTCGCTATTTTCATCTCTCTTGGATAATTAATAGTTTTTTTATCAGATATAAATAAATCAATTAAATAAGTTGCAAAGCTTTGAAATATTATTTCTTCGCCATTAACTATTTTTGTATACTTCTTTTTCGATGAATTCAACGATTTCTTTGTCATTCTTTTTAGGATCTTTAGTCCAGAAAACTTGCAAATATTCTGAGTCTAAGTAAGGATTAATAAAAAATTTATCTCTAGTTTCATCGGGAAAATCTCCCACAATTAGATAAGTAGGTATTTTTTTAACTAGAGCCATTGTTTTAATTGAACTGTCAACAGCAATTACTTTTTTACAAAGCTGAATATGGCTCAAGCTAACCCAAATATTAGGATGAGCTACAAGGCATACGTTAGGCAAATCTTTGAGATTGTCAAACTCTAAAACTTCTTTCTCGCTGCCAAAAATTAAATAATTCTTATCTGATTTAATAATTTTTTCAACGCATTCTTTAGAAATTCTTTTTTCAGGAAAATTTAATTGATTATATGCGTTTTTAGCAAAACCACTTCCAAATGGATGTATTCCAATTATTTCGTTATCGTTATCAAAAGGAGACTGCACTTCGTATGGAAATGCAGTCTCCATAAATTTTGTTCTTGGACAAACAGTTAAATTAGATTTATCTAAAGAAGAAGAAGCTTTTAAATAAGAAGATAGATCTTCAAAGTAAATAAATTCGTAATTTTTCGTGTCACAAAAAGGCGCAAAGAACTTCTCCGCGCCTTTAAAGTGAGTCATTATAATAA